TTAGTATTTAGAACATAAAAAAGACGCTCTGCCAGGAGCATCTGTGTGATAAAAAAGAATTTGTTACAAGGTAGTCTCATTATACACTACCTCTTGTGAAATTGAACCAGGAATCTCTTCCCAGTAAATCTAATGAAATTATAACATGAGGAGGTATTTTCTGGTGAGTGAAGATAGAAAATATATCGCTGAAATAGATTTGATGAAAAACGCGACATACATCGTATTGGATGGACAGCTTAAAGAAGTTCCTCAACCTGATATGGGGTATGGAAAACAGATTATTAGCTGGCAAGGAGGAAAACCTTGTCACGGTAAATTAGAAGTTGATTTTAAATTTAAATAAAGCTTATCGGAAAAACCGAGGGCACTGAGTAAGCAATAGCTTATTTGGTGTCCTTTTTATTTTATAAAAGGGGATATGGCCATGAATCCAACTCTACGTGATCAGTTGAATCAATGGAAAAAAGATAAAGCCACGGTTGAAAAAGAGAGAAAACGTAACAGTAAAAAGAAAAATTGTTATCAGAAACAGCCAAAACGTTATCAAAAGCAAGAAAAACGTACAGAAACGTTTTCTACTCGTGATGTGATGGATTTAATGGGAACGAATCGCCAAATCCTTACAAGGGGCAAAGGCGGAGCATATAGACAAAAATAAGAGGGGGCTATGTGATGGCAGCAATACAAACTTCATTACTTCGTGATGTTGATGGAAAAGAAACAAAGGTAAACGTGGAAAAAGCATTTGCAGATTATCGTATGTACATGATGACTGTACCAGAAGATATTATGCCAAAGGTTACACCTAGCTACTCATTGGTACCGCCTAGCAATACCAATGCTTTTCATTCATCTACTGAAGATACTGCTATTAAAAGAGTCGATTACGAAATAAAAAGAGATAATTTCATGCAGCGAGTGCAACGAGCAGTGAACCGGCTAAGTAAAAGAGAACGTGAATTGATCATTAAAACCTATATGACTTATGAAGACGTATATGCTTTTGATGTCTACAATGAAATGGGGATTAGCGAAGCAACTTATTACAGAATACGCGAGCAGGCTTTCTACAAGCTTGCCTTTGCTCTACAACTTCAAGTATATAAAGAAACCGAGACACCTGCCTAAGGGGTCTTTTTTATTTGGAATATGATAAAATTAATTGAAATAGTTTACAATTGATACTTTTAATTGAATATGGAGGGGATTTTATGGGGAATTTTCCTGTGAAACAAGTAAAAAGATCTATAAGAAACTATGAATCAGCCGCTTCTGATATATTAAACTCTTCTCATACTACATACATGTCTAAAGTAGAGAGATTTGTATATATAGCTAAAAATGACCCTATTATAAATTCAATTGTGGGTCCTTTGCTTAATTCAGACATTGACCTGAACAGTATTCATACCCTAGAGACAACTGACTGGATTCCTGAGTTTAACTTACCTATAAATATCGATGAACAGATTGCATATATGATGAAGATGTTTGATTTAATGACTCAAGGACAAATAAACTTGGATCAATTATCATTTGCAATTTATAGGAATAATAATTTTAGCCGATGTGTTGAATTATGGATGGGAGACGTGGCTGTTCCAAGTTTAAGAGAGTTATCATATAGACTTAATGATCTTATTGAAGATGAAGTTCAAGGAAAGGATGAGGTTAGCGCCGCTTCTCTCCAAATCTTTAATTATGGTTCTATTACAGCAACAGATGGTGGTAATGTTGCGATAGGAAAAGATATTCAACAAACTATAAACTACGAGCAAATAATTAATGAATTAATGGAGAAAATTAAGGCAAGCAACCTTGTAAGTGATGCTCAATTACCAGAAGTTGAAAGTGTAGTTGATGAAATACAAAAAGAAATTAAACAAACAGAACCTTCCGTTTCGAAACTACAAAAGTTTGCAGGTAAACTTTATCAAGTAGGAGAGGAGGGGCTATTAAAATTAGTTACTAATGCAATAACCGACCCAAGGTGGGGGCAAGCTGTAGCAAATGTTATGCTAGGAATCCTATCATAGATTAACTAGAAACAGTGTATTTCTAAATTGTGAGAGAGCTATGAGAGGATTGTGAAAGAAAGACGAAAGGTTATTTGGTTTTGAGGATGCTATTATGGTATTAACGAAAAATATTTAGTATAAGAAATGATTATAAGGGAATATGGTGAATACCGATTGGCATTATTGTTAGTCGGTCAAGGTACACACATGGCAAATGTATCATTATCACTTGGACAAAGCACCCACCTTCACGGGTGCTTTTTATTTTGAGGAAATATACTTAATTAAATGTAATAAAAGAAGGTAATTTGTCATACCTCGTCGTATTGTTAGACGGGGAGGTGACAATATGACTTTAGATCAACTTATTGAAGAAGCAGAAGGTTTGAAAAGCGAGGCAAAGGAAGGAATGGTTGGCAAGATTCTTCCTTTAGAAGATTTAGAACGTTGGGTGACTAAATGTGTTATTTATATCGATGAGAATGGGGAAAATGCATTCTTGAATCAAAAGGTACAGGAAAATGCTAAAGATTTAGCTAAAAACGGTTATCAGAAATTCTCTACTATCCTAGGTGTTTTAAAAGGGATTAAGGAATCAGCGTAATTCGATTAAAACAAAGAGCATCCTTTCGAGGGTGCTTTTTTATTTGGAGGGAAGAACATGCATAACCTCTTTAGTTGGATATTTCATCGCGTAAGGGAAGAATTACAGCAGCATGATCAAGAATACGAAGCGATGAAAAAGCGTAACGAGCAGTTCTCTTTAGAGGTAAGAGAGCGAATGGCTGCCAGAGAAAAGGAGTTTGCTCGGAGAAAAAGGGAACGTGATAAGTTGTTTAATAATATTAGGAAATAAGTTCACTTTATAGTTAGCCTATAAGAGTGAGCCAAAGTTGAACTGAAGGAGTGTGAGCCATGAGAAATAAAGAGGTTGCAATCGTAAGTGATGGAGGAAAGGTCGAATGGATCTGGATGCCCGAAGGTAAAGTTATTGTTATGGATCAACCATATTACTTCTCGCCATTACCTAAAGGAACAAAGGTACTTTCTCCGGATGGAGCAAAAGAGCTGCTTGCTCAAAACAAGATTCCAACCTATAAGTGTAACGTTAAAAAATAATAGCGTTACAGCCTTCTAAATCAATAACTACATTAAATGTCCACTGTAACGTTTCGTTTGTAACGTTACAAATACCGTGACAAGTGTTACAGAATGGAGGTGTATCGTTACATGGCACGTCAATCAAAAATAGAGCAATATGAATGTGAAGACATCGTTAGTGCAGGTATTAAAGCAGACCCTCCTAAATCGGTCAGGCAGATTGCTGAAGAGTGTACAAAGCATGCAGGAGTCAAGATATCTCATACCGCTGTTGCTCGTTATATCGAAGGGATAAAGGGGCAGGAGAAAAAGAAAGCTGTCATTAGAGAAGATAAGCGTCGAGTTGTGAAAGTAGTGAATCAGGAGTTTGATATCATCCAGCTTCAGTACAAAACGACTGAAAGGCTTCTTGCTCGCTTTGAATTAGTGGATGATCTACCTGAATACTTTGATCAGCGAATGGACGAATTAAGAGATACTCTCCTAGCCGCTGTTCATGAAGGAGGGGAAATTGACTATGATTACTTAGATGATTGGAAAGCTAGCTTCAATAAAGAGCTAAAGCGTAAGGTGTACGAGATAACCACGTTAAATAAAGAATTAAGGGAAAATACAAAATTTCTCGTTGATTTAAGAGAGAAAGCTTTTGAGTTCAGCTTAATTCAAGAGTATCTCTCTATTTTTATGGACAAATTCAGAGATGTGTCAGAAGAAGGGTACGAGGTTGCTATTCAGCATTTAGCTGCTAATCCTCGTATGCAAAAGATTGTAGACCAACATATGCAATTAAGGGGTGAAGCTTAATGTGTTAGGGAAATTTCATGACCGCTTACGTGAGCAAGCAACAGGCTTTGCTAAACGTAATGACCAGAAGCCAGAGGATGCCAAGACGCGCATTCAAAAGAGAATTTTCATTCGTACCAAAGATAAGAATGTCGTGAACTTAAAGTTCAATCCTATCCAGTCTATTTATTGGGAGGAAAGGACAAACCGTGACATTATCTTAAAACCGCGTCAATTAGGATTCTCTACATTGATTTTGTCTGAGTTCTTTGACGATACGATTAACAATCCCAATACAACCACTGTTATTATCGCCCATGATTCAGAGAGTACCAAGAAGCTGTTTAATGCTGTTCAGTTCATGTATAACAATTTGCCTGAAGCGAAGAAAATGCAGCTGAATAACGGTAAGACAAAGCCGAAATACGGCAACCGAAAAGAGTTCTACTTTGAAGCTCTCAACAGCCGTATTACAGTTGGTACCGCTGGAAGTACAGACTTTGGACGTGGTGATACCATTCATAACCTTCACTGTTCAGAGGTTGCTTTCTGGCCTGATCCTGAAACTTTAATGACGGGGTTGCTTCAGGCAGTGCCAAGGGATGGTCGTATTGTTCTTGAAACAACAGCAAATGGTGTAGGGAACTATTTCTATCGTACTTATCAAGAGGCCAAGCAGGGTGTAGTTGATTGGAAACCTAAATTCTATAGATGGTTTGATCATCCAGACTATCAGCTACCTTTAGAGGACAAAGAGTTCAGTCCTACAAAAGCAGAGCAACGTGTCATGGAGCTCTACGGTTTGACTCTTGAGCAAGTGAAATGGCGTCGTTGGAAGATATCCGAAATGCCTGAAAAGGACGGGATGTCTAAAGAGGAACATTTCCTTCAGGAGTATCCAGAAGATGACCAAAGCTGTTTCTTAAGCTCAGGTCGTCCAGTATTCAATCTCAAGGATTTAAAGCAAATGATTGAGGTTGCTAAGCAGAAGCCTTATACCACTCACTATATCGATTACGTGGATAATATGAATCATTCTATTGTTGAGCAAGATGAAGGTGAGCTATGGATTTGGAAAGAGCCAGATCCTAATGAGCGTTACTTGATTGCATGTGACGTGTCTGAAGGGAAATCAAACGGTGACTTCTCTGCTGCTCATGTATTTGAATGGTCAAGTGGAGAGCAAGTTGCTGAATTGCACGGGCATTGGGACCCGGACATTTTCGGCAAGAAGCTCGCTGTCCTTGGCTGGCATTATAATACGGCAATGATAGGACCTGAACGTAATAACCACGGTCACAGTGTTCTCAATACACTCATTAATCAAGTTGCCTACGATAACCTTTATTATCACGTTGACTATGATTCAAGAACAGGCGAGGAAAAGAAAGAACCAGGATGGCCAACTACTCCTAAAACACGCCCTATCATGATGTCTGAATTAAGGACCATTATGAGAGAAGGTTTAATGACCTTAAATAGCACTCGCTTACTTGGTGAATGTTTTACTTTCATCGTGAATGATAAAGGCAAGGAAGAGGCACAAGGAGGCTGTCATGATGACTTAGTCATGGCATTTGCAATTGGCATTCAATTACGCAAATACATGCCAGCTCCTAAATATGTACTTAATTCATTTATCACAGGCTTTTCAATGAATGGAGGTGAGAATTAATGGGACTACTCGATGGATTTAAAGCATGGCGTGCTGAAAGGCAGTTTAAGAAATTTGTTCGTAATCTTAGCCATTCAATCAACACTCGCTTAGAAAGTGGCAGACAAACGCATGAAAAGTGGGAGAAGCAGTTTTCTTGGTATGAAGGCATTATGATTAACCGCAATGAATTCCGCAACAAGGACGTTATGGAGAGTCTTAAAATCATTCGTGACTTAAATCCAGACGCTTCAATGGCTATATGGAATTTTCTTCGCTTATCTAATAATGGTCATGAGCTTGAATGTCAAAAACCTACAGGCTCCAACGATAAGCAAGGGCTAGATTATATCAACAGCCTAGCAAAGCGTGTAGGTGCTCTATATGGCGGTGGCATGGATCAATTGATTAATGTATTGAACCTTACAGGGTTTACCCAAGGAGCCATTTGCTTAGAGGTGGAGTTGAATGAGGGCTTGAATGATGTCGTGGACTTTCATGCAGTAGATCCTAGCACTGTAGATTTTCGTAAGGATAAAGAAACAGGTGAGGTCCAATTAGTGCAGAAGCAATCGGATGGTACATATAAGGTGCTAAACCGAGAGCAAGTTTTTTATCTCCCGTTTGATCCTGATATTGGAGATCCTTATGGACGTTCTCCTATCCTGCCGCTCTTGCAAATTGTCTTCTTTCAGGTTGAGGTACTGAAAGATTTAAAAGCGGTCGCTCATAACCAAGGGCATGCACGTCTAGATGTATCAATTGCACAAGAAGCAATATTAACCAATATCCCTCAAGAAATTAAAGTAAAGGGTGCTCAAGCTATTGCTGAATACGCAAATACCTTTGTCAAATCTATTGAAAAGCAATTTAGCCAAATGAAAGCTGATGACAATTTCTTTCACCCTGATTTTATAAAAGTTGATATGGTTGGGGGTACCGCTGGGAAATCGATGGATGCCACAGCCTTAATCAATATTATTAATCAGCAACTTGTTTCTGCTTTAAAGCAGTTACCTATCCTTTTGGGGCGAAATGAAGGCACTACGGAAACGCACGGCACCGTTCAATGGCAAATATATGTTGCCGGAATTGAAAGCATTCAGCGAGGTGTTAAGCGTGTTATAGAACGCGCTTATAATGTTGCGTTGCAAGTGCAAGGTAGACAGAGTAAAGCTCGTTTAACCTTTAATAAGCTACGTACCACAGACCGTTTCCAAGATGCACAAGCTGAACAAATTGAAACAAATACCTGGATAGCAAGGGTCGTTCAAGGTTGGGTAGATAATGATGAAGCTTCAAATGCTGTTGTTGGCCATGATGCAGTTGGCGAACCCCAAGCACCAGTTACAACATCGCCAGCTATTGCACGCTCAAGACGTGTACAAGTTAAACGCCAACCAAAAACACGCACCGATGATACTGAAGATGAGTATGTAAAGGAGATGCAAGGTGATTGGGTACTTGAAGTTGCTGTTCTAACAACAAAAGCAGCTGATGATTTCTATAACCTTTTACAGAATCAAGTAGAAACATATATCAGTAGACTTGAAGAAGTCGATACGCCTCCTACGCGTGTCTTGATAGATGTTCATAGGTTTATGTATTCTAACAATCGAAAAGACCTCTCAGACATTCCTAAATCGTTTATTGATTGGGTTAAGTCCAATATCTTAACAGATGAAGGCGAGCAGCTTGAATTGTGGGATGCAGCAGGCTTTGATTGGATAGAGCAATCAGCCAAAATAGCAGGAATGTACAACATTATGGAAATCGATACAGAGCTCGTATTTGATGATACGAACGATGATTTCTTGCGTTCCTTATCTGATCGTTCTCGAAGGGATGCCGAATTGATTCAGGGTGTCACTGATGAGCGTGTGATTATGGCTTTATGGGACGTTGCTTTTGAAGGTCAATACAGTATAACAAAAGCAGCTAATGCATTACGAGAAGACTTTGCTTTCTCAAAAGGCAGAGCAAGAACGATTGCTCGCACTGAAATGGTAGGAGCTGCAAGAACTGGTCAATGGCATTCTGATAAGCAATCAGGTATGGTCATCGGCAAGATATGGCGTTCTGCTCAACAAGACCGTACAAGAGACGGTCATAGAGAAGCTGATGGACAGAGAAAAACATTGGATGAGCCATTTTACGTGCAAAACGCAAACGAAGAGTTTGAGCCGTTAATGTATCCTGGTGATAGCTCAAAAGCTTCAGCAGATAACGTCATTAACTGTCGTTGCTGGTATA